GTATGAGATAAACAATGTTTACTTGTTGAAATTTCCTGAAATAAATCTACTAAAATTGAAAATAATCTCAAAAATAGTTTTGGAATTATAGAAAATATCTATTAGTTTTGTAATAAATTAAAAACTGAGAAAGTTCGGAGCTTTCCCAGTAGACTTAGAATATAATTTTATCAAAATGGAAACAAACGAAAGAATTCCATTCGAACACCCTAAATTTAAAGCTTTTGAAGCGAGATATCAACAAATCTTTGAAAAACTTGCGAGAATGATGGCGGGAAAGGAATGGTTGGAGGGAAAAATCTAAAAGAGAGGCACCAAAACGCCTCTCTAATTTTTTATCGGTTTCCACGATATTGTATATTAATACCTAAAATAAACGGGCGAAAAGAAATAAATCCCGCCCGTTTACGTTGTAATTTTCAATTATCAGAAAGATATCACTCTCACTCTTTATATTCAAGAACCTCTCGGATAGGTGATTCCTTGACCATGATTATATCCCAGTCAAGAACGGATTCCTTCCACTCTCCCTGTATGATTGAAATAGCACCATCCGGGTTCTGACTCTCAACGAGATAGTAACGTTTGTAATTCTTCCTCTTCCCGCTATCGGTCTCCTCGGAATACGCGACAGTTACATTGAAGAATTTCATCTCATCACTACCGATATCATTTTCAATGACCTCGTTAACTTTCGAACGGGCGATAGAAATGACCTCGTAATCACTAGCGTACACCTTCGCATGTTCAATCATCCGGGCTTCCGCCTCCGTGAAGGACATCGAGTCAATGAGAAAAGTGCGGGTAACACACTTTTCTTTACCGATCTCATCCACCTTCAACGTCTTGATTTTAACTTCGTAATACATAATCCGGGTTATTTTTTAAGTTTCACACCCTCTTTTTTCTCTTCCTCCTTGACGTCAACACCGTATTTCTCGGCATCTTTTTTCGTTTCATCGACCTCCTCTTCGAGAGGTGTTTGACTCAATTGTTGTTCCAACACCGTGTTAATGATCGCATCCTTGAACTGGGCGAAATTGAACTGGGATTCAAGGATTGCCTTCTTCTCCGTTACAACTTGGTTAATGATCATGTTTTTAGCGAACTCGAATCCCAGGCCGATATAATTCGCGTTACCCTGTAATTCAGCTTTTAAGCGATCTAACTCTGCTTTTTTCATAATTCTCTTTGTTTTTATGTGTTAATTATTAAGTTCATCTTCGTGAACCTTTGAAATACTGTTCTCATCCTTTTCCATCGTTGAAGGTGGACGGTTGTTCTCATCGACGATACCCTGACCCTCGCATAAAGGGCATTCGTCATCGTTACCACCGCATCGCGGACATGTTTTATACATACCGTTCACTTCTCAGAAACGATTCCAGATCCCTGAGTGATTTCATAACCGCGTCAATCTTGGAAATGAATTTCTCAGTCAGTGCCATTCCTTCACTTTCTACCCCCGGCCGTGTTGAAATAAACTTTTCCTTGAACTCACCGAAAGAAAGTATCGTGTACCCCGGTTTAAGACAGTAGTCTGGATAAAAATTACCGTTTTGCAAATTGAAGAAAGGAATTTCCTCGAGAAATCTCGAATTTCTTATTTTCCGTCCCGTTACAGTTTGAAAATAATCTATACACGCGTCAACGTCGGATTGACTCTCACATTGAACACAAACAGTATCACCCTCATCCGCTTTCACGGTGCTCGTTATCACATCGATCATGGATAAAAAATCTTTCACATCCATGTTTAGAGGTCTGTCTTTCACATCCTCGCTTGTGAGAACCTTGGCGTCCTTCACCGAGAAGAAAAACGGGTATTGACCGTTACACGTATACTGCTTCTTAACCGGGTAACCGACTTTTTTAGCACCCAGAACCACGTTCTGCAAATCTTTGGGTTCACGTAGGATTATCACCCCGCCCTGATCCACGAATTCTTTTAAACTCATCTTTTTATTTATTCTATGTTAAAAACTAAAATATCATCTATACCTTTCAGTATCGTCTCTGCTTCCGCCTTGTTCTTCACAGGGACGAGAAAAGAAGTTCGTGAAGTTACGATTTTTATTTTATATCTCTCGCTTTCGTTTGAGATATGTGAGTATTCCACCAGGCTGTAAGAATTAATGGTCGAGATTCGAACTCTTGTATCACCAACCTTGATAAAATATGAATTACCTTTCATTTCACTTTATTTTATGGATTAAATTTACCATGATCACAACGATGTTTTCCGGTTCACGAAAAACCCCACACCCAGAAAGAAAAATGTCAATGCCAACCACCAAAACTCATAACGAGGTTCCTCGTAAAACATGGGTCTCACACATTGAAAACAGGCGTAAAATGACGCCAAGCTGAGAAAAATTTTTGTCTTCATAATTTTCAGTTCTTTATTTTGTTCATCTAAAGATACATAAACAAAGTGTATTCTCAAACTTTTTCATGAGAAATTATTCAAGAATTTCGTACCCGGCGAGCTTCAATGAAGTCACGGAGATGTACCATTCATTCTCGGAAGGTACGCGGATAACACCGTTTGCATCCTGGGTGGCGAGAAGTATCTTACCGTCAAAATCTCTCCTAAGCTGGTAATATCTCGTCTTCGATTCATTTTCTTCTTGACGGTCTACCCGAAATTCAGCCCTTAATTCATCTTCATTCAATGACGAGATATAACGAGTCAATTCATCAACCCTTGATTTAAGAACGGCATTCTCTGCCTCCAACTCCTCGCATCGATTTCGTAAACGGGAAAGTTCACCGTATTCCTTCAATGTCGCCATCTTTTCTCTCCTTTTCAATTATCTCAATAATCGCATCCTGTCGGTATTTCACATACAGTGATACCCATATTACAATAATTAACATACAGGCAGGGAACCAATCAATTAAACCTATAATCACGTTGGCTACCATCAAAATAATCACCATGGTCATCGGCTGAACCGTCTCATAGAAGCAGTTTCTTGATATATCACTTCTTTTCATATTCATTTTTCAACGTTAATCAATTAACTTAAACACGACATTCTTCCCGTCCTTTCGAAGCATCCCCTCGCAGTGACCGATATGTCTCATAACACGCACGCATTCCGAGTACGATTTATCTTTCATGAAACATTCCTTGCACCCATCTTTCTCAATACAAACTAAGTGAAGCCTTTTCCGTCCGAAAAGGAATTTCTCACCGATCTTTTTCTCAGGAACCATAAGTATTTCTATTTTTATCAGAGCATCCTATAATATATTATAGGATG